GGTACCTGCCGCAATCCCCCATCGCTTTATCCGTCTTTCTCTGCGGAAATGTGGAGGAAGTCCAGATAAAGGCCTCCTATGAAATATAAGACCACACGCGGGATAAGGGTCTCGCACAGAGCTGCTGGTACCAGCCTGTGTGCTCCAGTGCAATTCTGGTGAGTCCCGCATTCGGACATAAAAAAAGACCCGACTGCTGCAACAGTCAGGTCTTGCGCCCTCAGGCGATATGGAATCTACGATATCAATACCATATCACAATTTACGCAGACAGTCAAGCCGGCTGGACTGCGCAAGGAAGGAGGAGCGCCATGTCTGAAGCTATTGATGTCATTACCGGGGAAACAGAGGTAAGCACGACAGAGCTGGCCTGCGTCCTGGGCATCACAGGACGGCGCATTCGCCAGATGGCGGAGGACGGTCAGCTGCAAAAGGTCAGCAAGGGGCGCTTCCTCCTTGCCGATTCCGTCCAGCGGTATGTTAAGTTCCTGTCTGACGGCCCGATGGACGAAGAGGATAAGAAGCTGGAGAAGACCCGCCGCGTGGCGGAGACGACGATGAAGGCGTCCAAGGCCACCATTGCCAAGCTGGAGGCTGAGGAGCTGAAAGGCAAAATGCACCGGAGCGAGGACGTGGCCGCGATGACTACCGACTTGATCTATGCCATTCGCGGGGCGATGATGGCCCTGCCCGGCCGCCTGGCCGTGGACGTGGCCTCGGCGAACTCCCCAGCGGAGGCCGCCGAGATTATCCGACGCGAGGTCAACAAGGCCATGCGGGAGCTCTCCAATTACCGCTATGACCCAAAGAAATACGAGGAGCGCGTCCGGGAGCGGAGGGCCTGGGAAGCTGACAGCGGGCGTGATGTCGATGACGGATAAGGAAACGCGCCGGCTCATAGAGGAGAAAGAGGCCCGCGAGCGGGTAAAGAGGCTGAATGCCGTCATCGGGAAAGTCTTGGCCGGCATGAAGCCGCCGGACGACCTGACCGTGACCGAATGGGCGGAGAAGAATCGCCGTCTGTCGGCCGAGAGCTCCGCAGAGCCCGGACCGTGGCGCACCGAACGCACCCCCTATCTCCGCGAGCCGATGAATGCATGGACCGACCCAAAGATACGGCACATCGTCATGGTGGCCGCGTCCCAGGTCGGCAAGTCTGAATTTCTCAATAACTGCATCGGCTATGTGATCGACCAGGACCCCGGCTCAATCCTGTTTGTCCACCCTACCACCATTGACGCAAAGGAGTATTCCAAGCTCCGCATCGCGCCGATGATCCGCGACTGCCCCACGCTGCGAAAGAAGGTCAGCGACCCCAAGAGCCGTGACAGCGGCAATACCATTCTGCAAAAGACCTACCCCGGAGGCATCCTCACGATGTGCGGCTCCACCGAGGCCCACGCTCTGGCGTCAAAGCCTATCCGCTATGTGCTGGGCGACGAGCGCGACCGCTGGGCGCTGTCTGCCGGTAACGAGGGCGACCCGTGGGATCTGGCGATGGCGCGGCAGACGACATTCTACAACGCGAAAAGTGGCGAGGTGTCCACGCCCACCGTCAAAAACGCCAGCGCCATCGAGGCAGCCTACGCGACAGGCACGATGGAGCGGTGGAAATCCCGCTGCCCTCATTGCGGCGAGTATCACGAGATCCAATGGGCGGACATCCGCTTTGAGCACGACGAGATCATCATCGCGGGGAAAAAGACCTACAAGGTCCGCAGCGTCTGCTATGCCTGCCCCGGCTGCGGCTGCATCTCCACCGAGGCGGAAATGAAGCGCGCTCCGGCAAGATGGGAGGCGGACAACCCCGCCGCCTATGAGCAGGGCACGCGCTCGTTCTGGCTGAACGCCTTTGTCAGCCAGTGGGCGAGCTGGGAATCCATCATTCTGAAATACCTGAACGCCATCGGCAGTACCCGCAAGATGCAGGTCGTCTACAACACCTGCTTCGGCGAGCTGTGGGAGGATCGCGGCGACCTGGAGGACGAGGACAGTCTGATGGCGCGCCGGGAGGAATACCCCGCCGAGCTGCCGGAGGGCGTGCTTGTTCTGACGGCCGGCGTCGATACCCAGGACGACCGCATGGAATACGAGATCGTCGGCCATGGCCACTTTGGTGAGACCTGGGGCATCGAGAAAGGCATCGTCATGGGACGACCCGACGACGATGCCGTATGGGCGCAGCTGGACGAGCTGGTATTTGACCGTGTTCTGCGCTTTGAGAACGGCGTGGGGCTGAAAATGTCAATGTCCTTTGTGGACGAGGGCGGACACTTCACGCAGGAGGTCCGTATGCAGTGCCGGGCGCGGCTGGGCAAAAAGGTGTTCTGCATCAAGGGTATGCCTGGCAGCGATAAGCCCTACACCGCGCCGCCGAAAAAGCAGAAGATCATCATCAAGCAGACGGCGGTCGGCACCTGCTGGCAGTACCAGATCGGCGTTGACTCCGGCAAGGAGGTCATCATGGACAACCTGCGCGTACAGACGCCGGGCGCGAAATATTGTCACTTCCCCAAGCGGGATGACTACGGCTCCGGCTACTTCACAGGGCTGCTCTCCGAGGTCAAGGTCTACGACCCCAACAAAAAGCAGCCGTGGCAGTGGAAGAAGATCCCCGGCCACGAGCGCAACGAGGCGCTGGACTGCCGCAACTACGCGCTGGCGGCGTTCAAGGCGCTTCCTAAGAACCTGGACGAGATAGACAGGCGGCTAAAGGAGGCGGGCGGCGAACGCGCTCCTGCCCCTGTTGCAACGCCTGTCATGCCGCCTCCCGCCGCCAAGCAGAGGCCGAAGCGCAGAAGCAGAAAGAAATACTACGACGATTGGTGAGGTGTCCGATATGGATAAAGTTGAACTGCGGGCGCGGCTGGACTTCTGGCAGAGCGCCCTCTCAAAGCTACGCGCCGCATATCTGGCTCTTGTGGACGGCGGCGTAAAAAGCTATGTCATCGACGACCGCGAGCTAACGCGCTTCGACCTGCCTGATCTGAAGGACGAGATCGAGGACGCGGAGAAGAAGGTCGATGAGCTTTTAGCAGAGCTGAACGGCCGCAAGCCGAGAAAGGCTTTCGGCATCGTTCCACGCGACTGGTGACCTTTTTCGTGAGGTCACGAAAATGATACCGGCAAAGCGCCCGAAAGGGCTTTTTGCACAGGCAGCCTGGCGGAGTTTGCTCCTTTCGCCGCCGGGCGGCCTGTTTTTTATTCCGAAAACGGGAGGCGATAAGCATTGAGCAACAAGAAAGACCGCCGCCGCGCAGCCGCGCCGCAGGCGAAGGGGTACAGCGAAGCCGGGGCCAGCTTGACGCGGCGGGCGCTCAAGGGATTTGTTCCGGACAGCGGCGCTCCCAATGAGGACATCAACCGCAACAACGCCACCCTGCGGCAGAGGGCGCGAATGCTCTACATGGCCGCGCCGGTGGCTACGGCGGCGATCAATACCAACCGCACCAAGGTCATCGGGACGGGGCTGACGCTCAAAGCGTCCGTGGACCGCGAGGTGCTGGGCATCTCCCCGGAGGCGGCGAAGAAGTGGCAGCACGCGGCGGAGATGGAATTCCGGCTGTGGGCAGGGAAAAAGCAGAACTGCGACGCGCTGGGCCTGAACAATTTTGAGAGTTTGCAGCAGCTCGCCTTGAAGTCGTGGCTGCTCAGCGGCGACGTGTTCGCGCTGGTCAAGCGATACCCGGCAACACCACTAAACCCCTATACCCTGCGGCTACACATCGTGGAGGCGGACCGCGCCTGCACGCCAAGCGAATATGGCGGCGGTGTCACCATCGGCGGTTTCGTGGAGGGCAAGATCCCCGAGGGAAAGCCTGGCGCAGGCCACAAGGTCTACGACGGCGTGGAGGTGGACAGCAACGGCCGCGTGGTCGCCTATCACATCAGCAACACCTACCCGCACCAGATCACCAGCGAGCCGCAGAAGTGGCAGCGTGTTGAGGCTTACGGTGCCAAGACCGGCCTGCCGAATATTCTCCACATCATGGACAGTGAGCGTCCGGACCAGTACCGCGGCGTTCCCTATCTGGCGCAGGTCATCGAGCCGCTGCTCCAGCTTCGGCGCTATACGGAGTCCGAGCTGATGGCGGCGCTGGTGCAGAGCTTCTTCACTGCATGGATCGAAACGGAGACCGACCCCTCCGATACGCCCTTCAACGAGGTAGGCGCCGGAGATATTGCCGGTGTCCCCGCCGAGGTCAACGCGGACGGTGGACCGATAGCGAACAACATCTCCGATGATGACAACGAGTACGAGATGGGGCCGGGTACGGTGACGCACCTCGCCCCCGGGGAAAAGGTCAACTTCGGCAATCCGAACATCCCTACCGCTGGCTTTGAGACCTTTGTCAAAACGCTGTGCAAGCTGGTCGGCGCTGCCTTGGAGCTGCCTTACGATGTGCTGATCAAGGAATTCAACAGCTCCTATTCCGCAAGCCGCGGCGCGCTGCTGGAGGCGTGGGAAGCATTCAAAATGCGCCGGAAATGGTTTGTGGACGACTTCTGCCAGCCGGTCTATGAGATGTTCCTGGCCGAAGCGGTCGCTCTGGGGCGCATCAACGCCCCCGGCTTCTTCACGGACCCCCTTGTGCGGGAGGCATGGTGCGGCGCGCGCTGGATCGGCCCTGTGCAGGGCAGCCTTGACCCCAAGAAGGAGGCGGAAGCAGCCCTCATGCTGATCGACAACGCCATCAAGACCCACGAGCAGGTCAGCCGCGAAATGAGCGGCGGCGACTGGGAGGAGAACGTGGAGCAGCTGCAGCGTGAAAACGAGCTGCTGACACAGGCAGGAGGCAACAAGGTCACCGTTGTATCGGCATCGCCGAAAGAAGGTGACGGCGATGAAGACTAACTTCGAGCATCTGCAGAGCCTGAATGTGCGGAGCATGGCGCTCGCCATCTGGAACTATGCAAGCGACTACTGCGCCTATTGCCCGAAGAACATGGAGCGCCGCTGCAACGAGAACTGCCGCGCGGGAATCCGCGAGTGGCTGAACAGTCCCTACATTCCGTCAAGCGATATCTGGAAAGAAAAGAGGTAATGCGCATGAGTATTCCGGCAAAGAGAGCTGGGCGAAAGTCTCCCGCCGTCAGCATCTCGAAAAAGGTCTATACGATGGCCACGGTGGACGGCAGTTATGCTGAGATCACCATGTATGGAGACATCTACGAGGAGCAGCCCACGAACTGGTGGGGCGAGCCCGTCGAGGGGCAGTACATCCTGCTCTCCGAGTTTTTGGAGGATCTCAAGCAGATTTCCGGCTGCACGTCCATCACTATCCGCATGAACAGCTACGGCGGCGACGCCGGCGCGTCCAATATGATCCACAACCGCCTGCGGGAGCTGGCGCGGAACGGCACGAAGCTTACCTGCATCGTGGACGGCGTTGCCATGAGCGGCGGCAGTCTTATCATGTGCGCCTGCGATACGGTCAAGGTCAATCCCTCCAGCCTCGTCATGATCCACAAATGCTGGACCTTCCTGTGGGGCGGCTACAACGCCGACGAGCTGCGGGAACAGGCCTCCCAGCAGGAGGCGTGGGACAAGATGCAGATGGAGGTCTACACGCGCAAGACCGGGCTGTCGGCCACGGTGATCTCTCACATGATGGCGGACACGACCTATATGACAGGCCGCGAGGCCATCGACAAGGGCTTTGCGGACGAACTGATCGAGGACGCGGAGCCGACCAGCATCGCCGCCAGCGCGGACGGGCGCAGCCTGTTCGTGAACGGGAGGCAGATGCACCTTGCCCCCGGCATGTTTGCGCCGGACAACATTCCCACGGTCACACCCGAGGCCTCCGCCCCGGTTGAGACAGATAAAAACAAGCCGGAAGTCACCGGCGATGAAGGAGGAATTTCCATGACTAAGGAAGAGCTCCGGGCGAAGTACCCGGACGAGATCGCCCAGGTGGAGGCCGACGCCCGTGCTTCCGTCGATCACACTGAGGCGGTCAACACCGCGATCCAGGCCGAGCGTGCGCGTATGCAGGAGATCGACGAGATCTCCGGTCTGCTCGACGCGACGGACGTGCAGCAGGCCAAGTACGGCGACAAGCCCTGCTCTGCTGCCGACCTGCTGATGGCAGCGGCCAAGAACGCCGCCAAGCAGGGCAAGAAGTTTCTGACCGATCTGAAGGACGACAGCGAGGAATCCGGTGCCGAGGGCGTTCCTGCCGCTCCTGCCCCCGCAGTCGAAACGCCCGAGGGCGAAGACGGCGAGAAGAACGACACCCCCGAGGCGCGCATGACCAACGCCCGGAGCATGGTCGCTGACCTGCTGGGCAAGAAGAAGGAGGGCTAAGAACATGATCAATCTGAGTGAAAAGCTCGGCGAGATGACCTTTGACGGTCTGATCACCGACATCAAGCCCGCGCCCGAAGTGCGCGGCGGCGTTATCCGCAAGCTGTCCGCTGCGGCCACGCTCAAGCGCGGTACCATTCTTGCCAAGTCCTCCGGCACGGCCGGCGACGGCAAGCTGGTCGTTCTCGGCAGCACGGCCAAGGAAAACGAGACCCTGACCCCCGACTGCATCCTGTGCGACGACATCGACGTCGGCACCGCCGCCGACGAGAAGGTGGCAGTCTACACCGCCGGCTGCTTCGACATCGGCAAGGTGACGGTCTCGGCCAGCTACACCATCACCGAGGGTGATAAGGATAACCTGCGTATGCGCGGCATCGTCTTCAAGGCTGCTGCCGCTGCCAACTAAGGAGGGAATCAACAATGGCTTCTGAACTGAATTTCTTTGACACCTATGTGCTGATGGCGATCACCGAGGAGATCGTTCCTCAGCAGACCTTTTTCAAGGACCGCTACTTCCCCACCGGGGAGGGCGACATCTTCGCCTGCGACAAGGTGCTGACTGAGTACCGCAAGGGCGACCGCAAGATGGCTGCGTTCGTCTCCGCCCGCGCCGGCGATATCCCCATGGATCGCCGCGGCTACGAGATCCACGAGTATCAGCCCGCTTTCATCGCTCCGTCCCGCCTGCTGACGCTGGACGAGCTGCGCAAGCGCGGCTTCGGCGAGGCCATCTACGCCAACAGCACCCCCGCCCAGCGCGCGGCCCGTCTGCAGCTGGGTGACCTGACCGACATGGACCGCCGCATCGTGCGCCGCGAGGAGTGGATGTGCGCGCAGACCATGATCAACAACGCCTGCAC